TCGGGGTCGATGTCCGCAAACTCATCAAGAACAATAAAGTCAAGACCCACGCCACGCAGGCTATCATAATTATCGGCACCCTTAAGGGCAATAACACTACCGTTGATAAGAATAATTGTAAGTTCTGTTTCATTAGTCTTGGCCACCCAGTTGAGATCTTGTAGTTTGTTCTTTAACTTACGCCAAACAATTTGTCGTGCCATTTTGTAGGTAGGTGCCACATACCATACATCCTTCCCAGGATCCTTGGCGTGATAGCATAACTCTCTTATAGAAAGGTGGGTTTTACCAAAGCGACGACCCGCAACTACCACCCTGAATCGTGCGGGGTTCTTGGCCACTGTGTCTTGTGCATTACTTAAAGGCATTGTAGGCTTGACCTAGTATGGTCAGCGTAATTATTATTGTGAGAGTGATGATGACATCTCTGTCCCAGACCAAGCCAGTCAGCCAAGGACGAAGCCAAAGGTAGTTGGCTATGATTACTGCAAGGAAAAGATGCTGTTCTGCCAGCGTCAATGTCGTTACTCATTAGTCCAAAAAAATCACAATGATTTGCACCAGCACCAATACAATCAGAACATTGACTCTACGCTCAAGAGCACAAATGTCATCAAATGTGCTTTCACGCTTTTCTAGTGATCTCTTTAAGAATTTCATTCATCGTTCCAAGGTAAGGGCTTCTTGTCTTCAGTGTTGACAGGAACATCACTCATACCTAGTAGGTTTTTAGCCAAGAATATTTGCACTGCGGCTGAGTGATTGCGGCAGGCATTGTCCAGCATTGCACGGCGTAAAGCAATCTTTACCTCCTCACGCCCTTTTGTAATAAAGGCGGCAAAATGGCGACTCACATTGCTTTCTTCAATGCCAAAGAAGTTTGCGATATCACGGTTTGAACAGCCCAAGGCTGCAAGTTTTTGCACCTCATCTGGGGGCACAACCTTTTTGTCTCGGCCAATGGGATAGCCTTCAATCGTGCCTTCTACCAATTGCTTTTCTTTTTTAGGCGGCTTTAAAGTCACAGCCCCGCTGTCAATAATTTCGTTCATACTGTTATTTATTATAGACCAAAAAAAAGCCTGACTAAAACAGGCTTATTGGTTGTTTTGCATCTTGAACATTTCTAGTTGAGCACCTTGTTGTATGACCTGGTGTCTCAATGCATCAATCAATTGTTGCAGTTTGCGATCATTGAATTGCAGTTGTTGAATAACTTCTTGCTGATGATTGTATTTGGCAGCAAGTTCTTTCATTACTTCAGTGCCGTGATTGATAGCACCAGCACATTGCATAATGTTTTGTTCACATTGCAATAATGCTTGGTGCGGGTCCCAACCAGTGTTCCAATAGTCGTTGTTCATACAACTATTTAACTGCCGAATCCAATCTGGAATCTAATGCCAGCAATGTCTTCTCTGATGTTGCTCAACAACAAGAACACAAATTCAATGTCCTTCATTTGCTTGTCGCTCAAGTCTCGTTGAAGCGGTGTTTTAAACATCATATTATGCACTATACCGCCCAACACTGAACACGGGGTATTCAAGCCATTCTGACTCTTGTGTAAGCGTTTGTCTTTTTTGTGCCACCATTGCTCTCTAACCCATTTACGATCAGTATCATCACTGCTGATGGTATCGTATTCAGCCATAATGGTTAGTGCTTGTATGCACGAGGTCAATATGAATTGCTTGTCGTCCTCTTCAATCTCTCTGTATTCAGTGCCAGCGGCTGTGTTTTTTGGTATGTATTTTATGATTCTTGTTGCCATTTCCGTTTTTCCTTTTTGTATAAACCAGTTCTTCTCAAGTGTTCGTGTCTGGGTATGCAACTGACATTGCCCATAACCCAAGCACCTCGTTGATCTTCTCGTGTCAAGCAGTAATCATCAATGCCTCGACCCTTCTGATCCCAACGACCCAACCATAACTGTCTGAAGTCTTCGAATGAGAGCATCCAAAGTTCTCCTCGATAGTTGGCTTGTGCTTTCATTTGGCTCCAGGCACAATACTGCTTGTGAGGTATCTCACCTGGCACTTTCCAACATTGAGGTCTGGGTCCTTTTCTGCTCATATGTTTATTTATAGTCGCCCGTAAATAAGTGAATGACAAAGCGAGTTATTCGTTGTGATCACCAAACAATTGATCGCTGAACCAATGCTTGATCTCTCTAGCACGAGTCGCGGTAGTTCGAACCACTGCGGCACCCTCACCATCCCACTTGATATGTTCTTGTCCCCAACTGCCCTTGTAGGTTCGATATGGTGCTGTCTTTATATTATGAAAGAACTTGTGTCGAGAGTTTTTGGGCTCATATACTTCAATCACACCCGTGTTCTCAAGTTCTCGCATCTCAGTGGCTGAGGCGATTGTGTGTTCTTCTAGCGTTACTTTATACATATTTCATACCAGTCTGGATAGTTGTCTGAACGGACACGATTACGCACCGTTTCTGATTGGCTCCAACCAAATGCTTTTGTTGCTTGTTCATATGTCATAATACCTTTTGGAGTCATTAGTTGTTTTACAAAATGTTTGTTCTTTATACTTTTTAAACCAATATGCCTACGATAAGGACGGTATTCAAGCATAGTGCCATTTTTAATATGTTTTCGTATTTCACCCTTATCGCCGTTCAGTATTTCACTCCATTCATTTACATTCTTACCTTGGAATATTCTTATTGTTCTCGAATCAGCAATACGCTGAATGTGCTGTTGTGTTTTTTTTCTGCCTTTATGTGCCCGAGATAGTTTATTACGGAAGTCAGCATTACACGCTGGTGAGACAAGTGTTCGTGTATCGATAGTTTTCGATAATAGCAGTTCAATGTCAGATATACTCATAACCTGGCACTCCCTGAATACATTTACGATCAATAACACACACATCACACCCGTGTGCTCGGGCGGCGGCACCACGGCTTTTGAACGAGCCCAGCGGTGTTTTTACAGCCCGACGATTTTGAATATGCGGAGCATTTACATCAGTGCCGGGTGTATCTTTATAATACCACCCACGAGCACCTTTTTTAATAATTTTTCGAACAATCTGACCCTGAATGCCGTGGGCTTGCCCAGCGAGGAGAGTGCTGTTAAACTCACCGAGTGGCGTTACTACTGCTCGGCAGTTACCGTTTTTGTAATTATGTTTTTTGCCTCGAAGTGCGTCACTGATTTTTTGTCTTACTTCGGGGGTGGCAACATATTCTCTTCGTTGCCACAAACTGCTATTAGTCGGGGCATTTAGTAAAAGTGTAATGTCATTCATATCAGGCACTTTCTAAAAAGCGACGAGCACGGCGTTCCCAGTTATCGGGGCGGCTCTTCATATCACGAGCAATAGTCTCGGGCATACGCAAGTCCAATCGACGAGGCAAATCCAAGTTATCGAGGAAGAACTTTAGTAATGCTATTTTTTGCTCTTCGTCGAGTGTAGTGTCCGGTGAGACACTCAAATAGTCCAGTTCAGTCATAGCATAAAAAATTTGAGCATACTGATCACTACGGTCCTCGAGAGCGAGGTGAAACGGAGTCATACGACTGCGAATAGCATCCCAGTGATTGCTCATACGGCCTTTGCCTTGGGCTAAACGGACATTGGTAATCACTACTAAACTGCCGTCGAAAGTAAAGTTACTGGGAATGCTTTTGCCGGTGGGCGATTTAATCGCGACACTACTATGCCAGCCTACTCGACGGAACTTATTGTCAGTGGCACCTTTGATAATGTTTAAGGCAATCTCGTTAGTCAGTATGCCGTCACAGTCATCGATGATGATGGTTTTGCCACGCTGACGCATAAAGTAAAGCATCTGATATAGTTCGAGTGGTGTAAGATGACTGCGAATGATAACATAGTCATCGTTCTCGACTTTGCCCGCACGAGCGAGGGCACCGCTAACCGAATGCGTCTTACCAAGTCCGGGGGGACCGTAAATAACGGCACTTCGGTGAATACCACTAATCACGCCGTCGATGAACTCGTTTAAGTCTGAGTTTAAGTCCGCGACATCAGCGATACGCTTCTTAAGTCCGGGAGTGAATACTGGGTCTGCCAGTATCTTGCTCACTGCTGGATTACCGAAAAACCCGTTATGCGTGGGTATGACGCTTTTTGCTGTCTTAGGCATATTTCACCCTTTCTTTGTTAATAAGTTTATATTATAGCACCAAACTCGAATTGTGTCAACCGTTGGGGTGTTGCAGTTATGCCACAACTTGCTCCAAATCAAATTCATTGGCTTCACACCATTCTTCAGTGTCGTAGCACTCGTCGTCGGTTAAATCTTCATCTTCCAAATTGGACTCAAAATACTCAATAATTTGTTGCTGAATGTCAACCGGAACCACCGCCCAGGTTTGGTATTGGTTTGCGTCAATGCCCAAACCTTCTAACAACTCCCCAATCTGTTCCCAGTTGTCAGTGTCTAGTTCAACTTCTTTGCGGTAATAAACAACTTTTTCTCTGGTAAGTGTATAAATGCGTTTCATTTTCTGCTCCTCATAAACGGCGTATTTTGCGATGTGCTTTTTGCTGTCTATGTCTAATTATACGACAAAACAGCCAAAGTGTCAACCGATTGTTTGTTGTAAAAAAGCCACAAAAAAGTCCCCCGTTTTGCGGACCACTACGGGGGGAGTGGTAGAACAAGGGTGAGACCCCTAGTCCGCTGTCACAACGATGTCACTCGTTGTTCTTGAATACCCAATCTTCGGCATAGTCGTCTGCCAGTTGTTCGGTTGGGAACGGATGCCCCATTCGTTCCATTCCATTAATGTAGCCAATGACTATGAAATCTTTAAGGTCTATGCGTCGGCATACCCAGGCGGTGCGATTACCATTTAGGTATTCACTGAGGAATAGTTGTTCTGGCATTTTGTTCCTTTTGCAGTTGTCTTCTTGCTTGTATTTTATTTATAGCCTCTTGTTTTCTCAGTTCGTGTTTACGGGCTTCTTCAAGATTAAGTCTGCGGATTTGTTCCATCATAGT